GATAAAGTGTGCAAACACAAGGTAAAACGTGCCTAAGTATAAGCAACATATTAGAGTGCCTACTGGTTTATTTGATCATCCTGGCTACAAAGGCTTGGCAGATAACAGAAAGCCTTATGCTTTAGCGATCATTGTAATGCTTTTAAAGTATGTAAATCAAAAGAAAGGCGAGTGCTTTCCTAGATACGCAAAGATCAGAAAGGATTTAGGATGCAGTAAAAAAACCCTAACCAATTATATGCACTTGCTTTCCACTGCTGGACTGATTAAAATTAGGCGGCTATCTTCTACTAATCTATACACAATTAACCCTATTCTACTAGTTAATGAAGTGAACCTAGTACAGGGGGTGGGGAATATGGTACACATCAGTGGGGTACCTAATGCACATATTAATAAAACATATTTAAATAAACATATTGTATTAACTAAGAATAATAAAATGAATAAGATAGATAAGATAGTTAATAGTAAAGATATAGATAAACAGACTAAGATAATAGAACTAGCTAGTGTACCTCTGGCAGAATTACAAAGCTATTATAATAAACATCCTTATTACATACAACAAGCCATTGAGTACCAAGAGCAAGAGCTGCGTGATAAAAGAGCTGTACCAAAGCATATTGTAGAGCAAGCCATGACAGCAGCGGTATCAAAGAATGCAAAGAACAGAAGTTTTAATTATCGTAAGAAGATTGAGTTTAATAAAAGAAATAATTTAGATTGGCAAGGCAAGCCAAAAGTAAAATGATATGGCAGGATTTAAATCAAAGAAGATATTCTGTTCTGGTATGTCAAAGTTATCTGGAAAGCCATGTCAGGCAAAAGGATTTCCAACTAATAGCTTTAACAAGCATGGATTTCAAATCTATAAATGTAGATTTCATGGTGGACAAAATACAAATTTCTATGGATTTAGGGACAGAACAAATAGAGGAGGATATAACAAGCCAGGTTATACAGATGAGAAGAAGATTAAAAGTCTTGCAAGTTTAAAACAATTTAGAGATAAGGATTTAGATTATGTCAGAAATTACTACGAAAGCCAAGCCAAGCCAAGAATTGATAGTCTTGGAAGATACAATTCTAAATACAGTATTAGAGCAGTTAAGCGAAGGCAAAACTCTAGCAAGTATAAGGAAGGAAGGAACATTACCGATCAGCTTGATCAAGTTCTATCAATTCTTGAATCAAGAGGAAAACAAAGAGATCAAATCTAGGATTGAAGAAGCTCGTAAGATTGGTGTTCAAAATATAGTAGATAAACTTTTAGACATTTACCAAGCAGATATAAATCAAGACACATTAGATCCAAATCTTATTAGTTGGATAAGAGAAAAAACAAAGTTTATACAATGGATTGCAGGCAAGACTAGCGATTTATATTCAGACAAAAAAGATTTAACTTTAAATAAAAATACTACTAATAATATTGTTGTTAGTTGGCTTGATAGTCCAGAACTTGAGCAAAAATACACTCAATATGAGAATGTCAAAGAAGAAAAAAAGGAAATACTAGATCAGTAATTTGTAAATCTGGCTTTAAAAAAAGCCATGTATGTATCTGGAAAACATCTAAAACAAAAATCAAAAAAAGCCATGTAAGTTTATAGAAATCTAAAATTACAATACAAAAAAAGCCATGTAAGTTTATTGGTATTAATAATTTTAGTTTAAAAAAAAGCCATGTAGGTTTATTAAAACGATATAAATATAATCAAAAAAAAGCCATGTATGTTTATCAATGGCTACAATGATATAAAGATAATGTTATAGATTATTTTTCTATTTGCTTAACTTCTTCAAAGTTATAATCAATTAAGCTATCCAATACGTTTTTTTTAACCTCTAAATTTTCATTGAATATTTTATCAATGTCGTAGTTATTCTCTTGAATATGCCTATCAATCATCTTGTTGATTAACTTGGTCATTGTAAGCTCTTCATGCCTACAACATGAGATTAACTTCTTCCATACGTCAAGTTTAAGGCTTATCATCTTTCTATTAGTGACGACATCAAAGGCGTTGAGTACTATTGTTTTTTTATTGTGCATGTTCATACTCATAATTATCCTCCATTATTTTATGATCAAGTAATCTTCTTTTATGTAATTCATACTCAATAATTTTATAATAAATTACTTCTTTCGTATCTTGTAAATTAAACGAAGAATAAAGATCAAATTGGTTTAGTAGCCTCTCATCATTCAATCTAGTTATATGTTCTTTTAACTGTTGTATTGAAGTCATGTTTATACCTTTCTATAAGTTGTTTATTATTTCTTCGTATGTATCTTTATCCCCTATCCAACAAGTACCAACGTTAACCTCTTTTGGCATAGTCTTACACTCTTTTATGAAGTAATAAGTTTCATCATCATAGAAGCCTTTACCATGCCAAAATTTTGGATAGGGTTTAATATCTTGATTGATCATTATGCTACCTCTTTCATTTGTTTACACTGTTTACAATTACAACCATTTAACTCACTAGGCTCAAGTATTTCTATGTCTTCATGATCTAGTGTTTCGCAATAATTACAAATTTTATCTGTAATTAAATCATCATAAAATCTGTTATCGCAATTTTTGCAATAAAGTATTTGTTTAATCATTCTTTCCCCTCCTTTATGTATCTATTATAAAAAGCATTAGCTCCTAAATTATGAATTATTTCATCTTTAAATTCACTTAGAAATTTATTTGCTTTGTCTTTGTTTTTTATTTTGAGTATGTCTGTAAGTCTTTCAGCTACATAATACATACAAACTTTATTGTCTTGTTTCATTTTTTTCCCTTTCATTAGTTAATATATAGTTAGTTTAAAATAATCATCTAGGAACACTAATAAGTGTATTAAACCATATCCTAAAACAATTATTATAACTGTTGTAATTAATGCTTTATAATCATCTCTATTAAACATTAAACAACCTCCAATTCTTCAACGTCTGGCATAATTTGATCTTCATGATCAGTATATTCTATTTTACCATATTCTTTGACTTTGTTTTCTGTATCATGATAAAAAATATCTAACGCTTCAGTCGGATCGTTAGCTTCTACTAAATACTCCTTAATCATTATTGGATAAGTTTTAATTATATATTTTTTCATTATGCTACCTTTCTGTTATTTAGTGTTTCTTGATACAATTCCCAATCAACTAAAGAAATATAATCTAAGTCAGCTAAAGATTTAATATTTTCCCCAGACCATGCTTTTTCAATTATCTCTTTGTAATTTTCAACAAGCGATTGAGCATATAAACAAGATTTTCTAATCATTAAATAATCTTTAACAGTGTATTTGCATGCATTTAAAAGACTTTCAGCTATATTATGAACAACAAAAAGTTTTGCACAGTCAGAAATAGAAGCGACGCCAGAATAATTTCTGTTGTCAAAACTCTTTCTGTGTCTAATTTCATCTTGTTTATTCATATTAAACAAATCATCTCTGTAAGCATTCCAACGTATATTATTTAATACACCTAGTTTTGAGTATGCTTGATTTATTGTTTTTATTATTTCTTTTTGTTGTTTGTTCATATTATAACCCTTTCAAAGTTATTGTTTGTAGTTATACTATAGATTAACCTAATTGGTGTCAATATAGTATAGATCTTATTTTAAGATCTCATAACCCACTAATAATAATGGGTTATAAGTTGTTAAAATTAGGCAACCTTTTTAACTTCTATAACTTCTTTATAGTCCCAATGATCTCTGTGCGAAATAGCTTTGCCATCTAAAACTAATTCTTCAGCTTGTTCTTTATTTTCTGCAAGTATAATATATGTTCTTTGAACGTCATATTCTAATACAACATTAAAAGTTTTTAGTTTTTTAGTCATTTATGCAACCTCTTTCTTGTTTTCTTCGTATTTTTGTTTGTGAAATGATAAAGCTTGATTTTTAGACTCTTTAATCATTTCATTTAAAGTATGAACACAAAATCCCATTTCTAAGATATTGTGCATTGCATCTGTTAACTGTAAGGTAAAAGCAACATGATTTAAATCGGATTTATGATTTAAAAATTTATCTCTGTAGCTTTCTAAGTCTTTCCAAGCGTTATTATATAGCTTGTTATATTCTCTGTCTTCTTTCTTTGTTATTTTTTTAGTCATTGTTTACCCTTTGTTATTTGTTTAACCACATTGGTAAACTATTAATAATATTATGTAAACTATTATTTTAATTATTTTTTAACCTTTTAGTTGTGTTGTTAATAAAAGGGAAAGGCAAAAAGAGAAATATATATACAAAGAGAAAGGCAACAAAACTATCCACAGTTTAACTAGAGATTGAATAAAAGGAATTAAAGAAGAATTAAACTAGATCAATGTAAGATTATACAACATGCGATTGTGTGGGTAATTATTAAGATTAATCAATTAAAGATATGTAATAAAGTTGGTATTCTTTAATACATTGCATTCATTTACATTGTGCGTATTTACATCGGTGTTGCATTTATATCACAGTATAAGATGATGTGTTGTATTTATACAACAGTCTATCGTGTTAGTTGTTATAAAGTTTATACCGATAAGTTGATTGTTAACGCTGTAAACTATTTAATTGTCTAAAAGCTGTCATGTTTTTGCTAACGACATACCCCATACCACCCACAGTTGAGCCGCCGATCGTAATATATATATACATGGGACTAGAGAACTCACTTTGAGCCATAGTCAGTTCGCCACAGAATCTTCGCCACACACAAAATCGCTAACTTATAATGGGTATATCCACAAACAACCCACCACCTTTTTTCTTTGCCTGACCAACCTTAATATAATATTAAAATACTACTAATAGTATATGAACAGATCAATGTACCAAGATGATGATGACAATGACTTTTATACAGCCAACGTAAAAGCAGTTGTTTATATTGAGAAAGATAATTCAATAACAGTTAAGTTCACAGGATTACAAAACAAAGAACACTCAGCAATATTTAGTTCTTGGTTAATGATGCTATTGAATATTGAGAATGCAATCATAAGCAATGAAAAGTCTAAGGCTATTCACTAATGACAACGATTACAGAAACAGTAATTAACAGCGGTACAATACAATACAAGATTCCATACTACCCAAGAGAAAAGCAAATTGAACTTCATTTTAATATGAAGAAATATCGCTGGTCAGTATTAGTCTGCCATAGAAGGTTTGGCAAAACAGTATGTATGATTAATCATCTACTAATGTCAGCACTACGTTCTACTAACAAAGCACCACGCTATGCGTACATAGCACCCACCTTTAAACAAGCCAAATCTATTGCTTGGGATTATATGAAACAATACACATCATTAATACCTGGCGTTAAGTTCAATGAAACAGAATTACGATGCGATCTTCCTAATGGAGCTAGAATAACATTGTTAGGTTCAGAGAACTCAGATGGATTACGAGGTATCTATTTAGATGGTTGCGTCATTGATGAGTATGCAAACGTACAAGGTAAGTTGTTTACAGAAATTATAAGACCAGCATTGTCAGATAGAAAAGGATGGTGCGTATTTATTGGAACTCCGCAAGGAACTAATAATAACTTCTATGAATTATTTCAACATGCTCAAGGTGATAAACAATGGTTTCATTATAAAGCTAAAGCATCTGAAACAAACATAGTTGATAATAGCGAATTGGAAGCCGCAAAGAAAGTAATGGGTGAAAAGAAATACCTACAAGAGTTTGAATGCGATTGGATTGCAAATATAGAAGGTGCTGTTTATGGAGATGTTATAACTAAGATAGAAGATGCTAGGCAGCTAACAAGAGTTCCTTATGATCCATCACTACCTGTATCTACTGCGTGGGATCTAGGCGTGTCAGATCATTCAGCAGTTATATTCTTTCAACAAATGGGAAGAGCAATTAATATAATAGATTACTACGAAGAACGTGGTCAAGGGTTACCGCATTATGTTCAAATGCTACAAACTAAAGATTACGTTTATAAAGATCATTTTGCACCACACGATATTGAAGTTACGGATTTTGGTAATGGTAAAACAAGACGTGAGGTTGCTTATCAATTAGGTGTTAATTTTAAAGTAGTACCTAAGATTCCATTTGAAGATGGTATCCATGCTACCACAATGTTATTACCTAGATGTTGGATTGATACAGACCATTGCAAAAAACTTATAGATGCGTTAAGACATTACCATAGGAAGTTTATAGATAAAAACAGAATGTTTAGATCTAAGCCTGTACATGATTGGAGTTCACACGCTTGTGATGCTATGCGTTATCTGGCTGTTGGAATCCAAGAAATAAATACTAGACAATCTGCACCGCAAAGTGTAGCAGATAGTGAGTACAAAATAATATGATCTTCTTTTTTGATTTATTAAATAAACTTGAAATATTTGATAAATCAAATATAGCAGATAGTGATTATAGGATTATATAAATTATGGGATTCTTATCGCCAAAAATGCCAGCGTTGCCACCAGTGCAACCTTTACCTGAACCGCCTTCTAATAAATTAACAGAAGAAGAACAGGCAAAAATAAAATCTGAACAAGACGAAATTCAAAGAAGAAGAAAAGGCAGAGCAAGTACAATATTAACTTCTCCGTTAGTTGAAGAAGCAACTACTGAGAAAAAAAGTTTATTAGGAATGTAATATGGGTGGTCCAATACCAAATCCTTTTCAATCTAAACCATCAGCTCCATCACCTGCTCCAGTAGCCGCCGCACCAACTACTGCAGTAGTATCACAATCGGCTGCAACAGATATGGATGGCTCAGGAATTAAAAGAAGAAGACGTGGTAGATCTCCAACTATATTAACAGGATCTACAGGCGTTCAAGAAGGTGCAACTTTAGGCACACCAACATTGCTAGGATAATAAATGGCTGAAACAGATTTAGTAAAAGATCTCTTAAAGAGATTTGGAAAATTAGTAACACAACGTCAAACTTGGGAATCGCACTGGCAAGAAGTGTCAGATTACATGATGCCAAGAAAAGCAGATGTAACTAAAAAAAGATCACAAGGAGATAAACGATCTGAATTAATATTTGATTCATCACCATTACATGCAGTAGAATTATTATCAGCATCATTACATGGTATGCTTACGAATCCTGCAACACCTTGGTTCTCATTAAAATTTAAAAATATAGAATTAGTAGATGAAGATGCGGCAAAGGAATGGTTAGAAGATTCAACAGAGAAAATGTATGAAGCATTTAACAGATCTAATTTCCAACAAGAAATATTTGAACTATATCACGATCTAATTACTTTCGGTACAGCAGCAATGTATATTGAAGATGATGAAGAAGATATTGTTAGATTCTCAACAAGACACATTGGTGAAGTTTACATATCAGAAAACAATAAAGGAAAAGTAGATACAGTATTTAGAAAATTTAAATTAACAGCTCGTGCATGTATAATGCAATTTGGCGAAAAGAATGTTTCTAAAACAACTAGAGGTATTGCATTAAAAGATCCTTATGAAGAAATTACAATTCTTCACGTTGTATATCCAAGAGAAAATTACGATCCTAGAAAAAAAGATAACAAGAATATGCCATTTGCATCTTGTTATATTGAACCAGAAAACAAACACGAAATATCTCAATCAGGATTTAATGAGTTCCCTTATGTAGTACCACGTTATTTAAAAGCATCATTTGAAATTTATGGAAGATCACCTGCAATGACTGCATTGCCAGATGTAAAGATGTTAAATGAAATGTCTA